CCTGAACAAAAAACCCTAGACCAATAGTCACAATATTAAGCAAATCCTTCTGAATTGTTGCTTTTAGGAAAAATAAGAACAATCCTGCCCATGAAAATAGCACCAAATCAACTGGAGGCATCTTTTCTGTTAGTCCTGTCATTACAGCGACCATAGTTGGAATAGTAGCCAAATGTAGCAAAACAACGGCACACCAGCCCGCTGTTTCTGCACTGATGTGCGGTGCATGTTCTTTAATGTTTTTAACCCAAAGATCCAAATCAAATAGATCTTTAACGAATTGTTTGACTGTTGCAAAGCTCATGATTTTTCCTTATTTGTAGAAGATATGTCGGCCAATTTTAGCTACTCGTTCGCGTTTCCATCCAGGGTTTATGTAATCCCCATGGAAATAAAGTGCGTCTTTAACTGACGGCAGTCTGAATCCTTCCAATAGAACCTTCTTTGCCACTTCCATACTTTCAATGTATACTGGGCCGTTCATTGGTTTCTTAGTAGATGCCTGTTCGCAATACCAACTAAACTGGCATAGTACTTTTTCATACACTATGTTCTTTTGATAAACCACTCGGCAGATGTCACTAGGAAAGTGTCCACTTTCTACACGGTTTAGGGTAACTTGTGCAACTGCTACTTTACCTTCGAATGGCTCGTAGCCAGCTTCGTGATAAATGTTGCGGGCAAGACAGTCTAATTGACGCTGTCTCATTTCTGCTGTAACTGGGCTTACGTCCATTCTTGCTTCTTTCAAGCGGTCTAACTTAAACTCAATTACTTTTTGTCCAGTAATAACAACGACCAATAAAGCCAATGCCAATACTGCTGTTTTTATGATGCGTATCATTTATTTTCTCCTTTACGCTGGATTAGGAATCGCTAGTTCCATTTACTTGGGCTCTGATACATCTCCTTATGCGTTAAAAGCCTGCCCCAAATTTAAGGGTGCAACAAGTAATTATCTTGTTTTTTCTGTTGTAAAATACTATGTTTATATAGTCCTGGCTTAACGACGCATTTTGGAAATATCTACAGCTTCTTCATCGCTAAAAATTGGTACTGCATTGCTTTTATGCATGGTAGCAATACCTTTAACTTTGGTTCCAGTGTAGACTTTTGGGGCGGCTTTGGTGGCCGGTGCCATATCCATTCCACCGTTTAGGCTAGGAATACGCGGCCCTGTGTCTCTGCGGTAAACACCTGCCTGTGTAGGCAGCATAACCGGAGCCGCAAGGGCCCGTTTACGTTTGCGTTCTTCCGCTTCTAGTCCCCACTTCTTTTGGAGTTCTTTCCAAGATTCTTCCAATTCTCGTGCCTTTCTTGCCTCGTCGGCATTTCGGAATTTACGTTTGCCTTTTTGCTTTCCTGTGGTACTAAGCCACGGGCCTTCTAAATGCATACTCATAAATTATCACCAAAAATATTAAACACAGTCGCTATTATAGCTGACTTTTTGACTACTGTCAATGCTTTTGGTTATACCCTAAATGACTCTCCACAGCCGCAACGATCGCGCTCGTTTGGATTGACAAAATCAAATCCTTCGTTGAGTCCGTTGCGAACCCAATCTATAGTCATTCCATCGATATACACTAATGATTTTGCGTCAACTAAAACAATAAAATCTTGTTGTGCAAAATTGGTTACTCCATGTTCGGCAACATACTCGTCGACATATTCAAGTGTGTAGGCTAGGCCACTACAACCAGTAGTCCTAACTCCAATTCGAATTCCTACTCCTTTGCCTCGTTTCTCAAGCAGTTGCTTGATCTTCTTTTTGGCTATGTCGCTTACGGTAATCATCTACTGCGGCCTTAATAGCATCTTCGGCAAGGATTGAACAATGGATCTTAACTGGGGGCAGGGCGAGTTCTTCTGCAATGTGCGTGTTCTTGATACTTCCTGCTTCGTCAAGAGTTTTGCCTTTAACCCATTCAGTAACAAGACTAGAACTGGCAATTGCTGATCCGCAACCATAAGTTTTGAATCTTGCATCAGTAATAATTCCGTCTTGTACTTTAATTTGTAACTTCATTACATCGCCGCAGGCCGGTGCTCCTACCATTCCTGTACCAACAGAATCGTCGTTCTTATCAAAACTGCCTACATTGCGAGGATTTTCATAATGATCGATAACTTGTTCGCTATATGCCATTGAAGTCTCACTTGTATTTGATTTCTCTAGGAGGCCCTAGACAGCACCCTTTTCCATATTGCTGTTCTAATAAGGCAATGGCCGCATAGACATTCTCAGCAGGAATCTGCGTTTTGATTTGTCTTTGAGGCCCTGAAGCCATTTTAATTACTGCTTCCCAGATCTTCATTGTCTTACCAGTACCTCTTGGTGTACACCATTAATAATCATAGTCTGTTTTGTATAGATAACGCCGTCTAGTATTACTTGGTTAGGTTGTAACACGATTGTTGGTTGCTGAACAATAACAGGATCAGGTCTTGTTGCCGCATAAACTACTGCGCCGCCAATTACTGCCGGCAACACCCAACTATGATTATGATGCCAATGTCTATTATGGTGATGTTTATGCTTAAATCCGTGGTGCTGTGCAAATGCACCAGTGCTAACAGTTAAAAGTAAAACCGCTAATAGTTTTTTCATAATAATCTCCGGTTGTATAATATACAACGCCTTAGACTAATATTTAGTTTACTTACCAGAGGCTTCTTTACGTGCGTTTTTAACTGCGGTAACGTCGTTGCGTGTCTCTTTGCAAAGTTTAGCTAGTTCTTGTAAATGTTTACGAACTCGTGTGCCAGCAGCACCAACTTCTTTGTCATAGAACTTTTCAAAATCACCTTCCATTGCTTCGACAATTTTAGTGAACTCTGCGAATTTGTTTGTTGTAGCCATTTATTTCTCCTTTAGGCAAGTACAGAATACTTATGCAGACTATACATGGGGTAGAAAATAATGTCTAATTAATTGGCAAACACGTCACCGGATCCTGTAGCTGTATGACCGCAACTGGCAGGATCTCCAGCTCTGCTTACACCAATGTTGTTGGCGAAGACGTTTCCGCTTCCTCCAACCATAACAGGGCCGGCATGTGGGCCACGGCCATGCGGCTGTACTGCGTCACCAATTCTAACTACGGGTTGGTTGTTAGCTTTGACATTTGGAGACCCTTGTATAATTGGGCCTCCTGCAATGTCTGTGCCGGCATCTCTTGCAACACCTGGCATCTTAATCTCGATGTTTTGGTTTGGATTCTACTTCGGACTTTGCTGTATTAATGTTATAACCTTTTTCATTATAAGCATTAATAATAGAGTACATGTACAAGTATTCCCACGGACTCTTAATATGGATTCCGTCATGTTCAGCAAAGTTTTTCATAGCAGTAGAGTTTGATGCCATGGTATCGATATCTGTTTCTATTGCCGCAATAGAGTTTTTGATAGCTGTTGAATTAGTAGCCATGGTATCGATATCTGTTTCTATTGCCGCAATAGAGTTTTTGATAGCTGTTGAATTAGTAGCTAACGTTTCTAACGCTGTAGCAATCCTCTCATAATATGTTGTGTAATCTATTTCAACAGATACACCAGTTGCTGATGAAGTTTCAGCTGTTACAACAGGCCTGCTATTAGGGTTAGTTAACGTTATTGCCATTATACAATTCCAGTTTTAGCGATTGCTATTCCACTCGATTGACTTAGATATTGATCTGCAATCTCTTTGTCAGTTGATGCATGGGTAAGAACGGCTGCTTTGTTAAATGTATATTCCTTTGAAGGGTCAACTGTAAACATATATGGAGCCATCCCAATACCTTTTTGGCTAGCAACTAACATAAGTGGATGCTTGATGACAAATGATGTCATGTCGTCTTTAATGTATTTACCAATAACTTCTTCGCCGCTCGATAGCTTAAAACTAACAATATCGTTTTCTGTGTATTTCTTTTCTAATAGCATGATTATCCTTAAAATGAGCTTTGTGGTTCCATTGTTTCTGAAATGTATTTTTGTAGTTCTGTAAACCCACCAATTAGTTTTCCATCTAAAAATATTTGAGGGACAGTACGAGCAGTTGGCACAACTTCCAATAATTCTTCTTTGGTATAGCCATCACCAATTTTCTTTTCCTCAAATTCAATGCCTTTTTGCGTTAGCAGAGCCTTAGCCTGATCGCAGTAAGGGCAGTGGTATTTACTCCATACAATTGCTTTCATTTTATTTCCTTTATAATTGTGGCAATTCATCGTAGTTAATGGCATCACTCATAACACCAATAACATAGTTAGTTGATTCATTTTCCTGTAGGGCAGTTTGCTTTTTACTTGTATCCGAATGTTTATTAAACCAAGGAATTGGTGTACTCTTAGGAGCAGTTGCCCAATACTTAATTCCAATTTCTTTAAGAGCGTTTACTGCTGTGTAGTCTACAAAGTCCATTAGGATGTTTGCATTGAGACCAATAACAGGTCCTTTTTTGAACAGATATACCGCCCAGTCTTTTTCTTCTTTAATAACATCTTTGTAGATTTGTAACACTTCTTCTTGGCATTCTTGTGCCGCACGAGCAAATCTAGGATCTTCCTTGACCACTTGGTTGATGAGCCAAGCAGTCCAACCTTTGTGTAGTAGTTCGTCTTGTAAAATCAAACTAATAATGTTACCGTTGCCGATAAAGATTTTGTTTTCAACCATTGCAAGACTTGTAGCAAACGATACCATAAAGCGGAATGCTTCTAAGGCATAGCTGGCATGTAGGGCTAGGTAGATTGCCTTAATATAATAATCTTCCTCAACCATCAGTCCAGATTCTACATTACAGTTT